GACTACGTGACTGAAGACAAGTGTGAATCTCGCCACGGATGGACCAAGGGCCGCATCACACTACTGACGACGATTGTGCTTATTCTGCTTGCCGTACCGTGCGGGGCAACCGTGATTGCGTGGAAGGCCAGCAGTAAGGCCGCGAACGTCGAGACGCAAACCACGTTCATACGGGAGTCGCTGGCACGAATCGAAGCGAGGCAGTTGGTACAGGATGAGGATATCAAGATGATCCTCCGCAACGGAAAAGGTGAATAGCCGCCACGGCGGAGAGAAAGGAAAACCATGACTGACGACTTCCGAATCAACGCCGAAATGAACGCGACCGCCGAGACGATCCGCTGGATCAACTCATCTCGCGGCCCTTACAAGTTCGACGACAAGCGAACCATCGAAGCCGGGCAGGTGGTCTCCCCGGCGGTGCTGATTCTGTCGCGAGCGTTGACCGATGACGAGCGAGGAGGGCTCAAGGCCCAGGTGCTCAAAATAGGTTCCGGTCTCATCACCGACCTGGAGATAGCCAAGGGCTTCGGTGACTCCAGATCCTTCGACGGTCACACCTGGGGCTACACGCAAGAGGCCCAACTGACTGATGGACCCAACGGCATCTATCGGCATCATCCACCCAAGCCGTACGTGATCGAAGCCGGCCAGGTGGTTGCCGGTATGACGCTGGTATCGACTGCCGTGCCGATGGCTAAGCAACTGACGACGCTGGTGGCCCAAGCGAAAGCTATCGGCAACACGGTGGAGGAGGGGCTAATTGCCGACGTCATCGTGCCGCGTGGTTTGGTGGTGGACTATGGCGGTGAGTGGAAGTTGAGCGGGAAGTTGCGGTTGGACAAGATTCAGACACCCGAGCCGGAGTAGTCGGTGGACATAATCAACTTTGACGACGTGGGGAGCGGCGGCCACTATATTGTCGGGATATACGACGGCGAGAATCTCCAGGTGTTTGTGGACGATGTGGAAGTGGTGGTGGAGTAGTCGATGGGAAACGTAGGCTGGAATTCTGGCGGATCAACTGACGGCAACGTAGCTGGGAATTACAATCCCGCTCGCGTGCCGACTGGTGGCGATACGTGGTATGGGGATGCTACGTCTGTTGTCAACTGCATCTTCTCCGCTGGCGTTTCCGCCGATGGGATCACCGTTGCAGCCGCCCATAATGCTGGTGCTGTGGATTTTGGCGATACTGGCTTGTCGCATGCGTTTACTGCGGATTGCACTTTCGACGGGACGGCAGCGAGCAGTGTCGATTGTGGCGATGCAACGATCACCGTCCAGGGTGACTTCGACAACAAGGATCAGGCAAATTGGACGATTGATTCGGCCTCGTTTCTTTTCGACGGCTCCAACGATCAGGATGTTGACGGCTCGGGCGGCTCGCTTGGTACTTGGGAGATCAACAAGAGCGCCGGGACAGTTACGGCGACCGGGGCAATTTCCTGTGATAGCCTCACGCTCGTAGCCGGCGACCTCGACTTCGGTGGCAAAACGGTAACCGCTTCGGGGGCAATCGATTTCCAGTCAGGCTCGACGGTTGCCGATCTCGGCGATGCCGTGCTCAACTGCACCACGCTCACGGCTGATGGCGTCGACCTCACCTCAGCCGGCGGCTACTCCGACAACGTGCCTGATGCGCTGAGCGGGCAGAGTCTTGAGTTTGATGGGGTGGGGCAGTACGTAGACGTCCCCCAGAACAATGATCTTGAGCCCGGCGCAGGCAGCTTCAGCATGGCAGGGTGGGTCAAAGCTGACTCACTCGACTACCACTATCTATTCGGCACCGATTCGGCCGCTGGGCAGTGCATGGTGATGCTCAATGCCGCGGCAGGCAATAAGATTGCGTGGTATCTTCGAGACCCGGACAACTTCGATTTGCTTGGCGGCAGCTTCTCGGCGGGCACATGGCTCCATATCGTCGTGGTGATCGATCGGGCTGCGAATACGGCTTACCTGTACGTGAACGGGGTCGAGGCGGCCACGAAAGACATCACTGCGATGGGGGCAGTCAGCCCAAATTCGATTTTTGGCATTGGGCATAGTCCACGGTGGGGGCTAACGTACGCGCACGACGGTTTATTAGATGATCTCCGCGCTTACAACGACGCCCTGACTCCCGACGAAGTCACCTACCTCCATACCGACGGCGACAGCGGCGTCGACCCCACCGACACCAATCTCCAACTGCACCTAACCCTCGACGGCGACTGTCAGGACTCCAGCGGCAACGGCAATCACGGCACGTTGGAGGGTGGGGCTGGAGCATGGACAATCAACGCCAGCTCGTCCGGCTCCTCGGTTACGAACGCGACAATTCGTAACCTCACCTTCAACGGGCCTGGTGGGGAGAAGCTGGACGCGACAGTGGCTTGTGTGAATGGGGGGAATTGTAGTGGGGTTGATTTTGGGGGGGCAACCGGACCACTCGTCAACGGCGGACTCGTCAACGGCGGACTCGTAAACGCCGGACTCGTAAACGGAGGCTTAGTCGGAGCATGAGTTACCAAGGCGACTACGCCGAAGACTCGACAGTCTACATCTACTTCACCACACACGACGGCGACGGGGCCTCAGTCGCCCCATCCTCAGCGTTCGAGGCCGCCGATGTAAAGATATTCAAGAACGGCAGCGACACCGAGAAGACTGCCGTAAACGGCCTCACGATGACTTCTCCGTTCAACTCCATCGTCGGGCTGCACTGCCTCGCCATCGACACGAACGACGATACGAACGACGCCGGGTTCTGGGTGACGGGCAGCGACATTGCAGTGGTGCTCTCCCCGTCCGACGAAACCGTAGACTCGCAGACGGTGGTCCGGGTGATTGGGGAGTTCTCGATTGAGAATCGGTTTGTGGAAGTCGACTTGGTAAAGATTCACGGCACGGCCCTCACCGAAACCTCCGGGCAGTTGGCGGGGCGGTTCGTGGATTTCTTCGATCAGGCTGCGGTGACGTTCAGTGTGGCGACGGCTTTGAGTAGTTTCAAGGCGACGGGATTCAATGTGGTCGTTCCCCCAAGCCTTGCTGAGTTCAACGCCCGAACGTTGGTGGCGTCGGAGTATGGGACGGCGACGAACCAAGGCACGATGGCCACGGCACTTGCAGATGGCACTATCCAGGTCGGCACAGTTCGGGACGGGGCTATCGGAGTAGCAGCCGTGGCAGACATCTTCAGCACAACGGCTCTCACCGAGGCATACGCCGCAGACGCCGCAGCGGGGACACCGGCCCAACTGCTCTACCTAATCCTGCAAAGCGTGTCGGAATTCGCCATCAGCGGTGTGACCAAAACCGTCAAGAAACTGGACGGGAGCACAACGGCCGCGACCTACACGCTCGACGATACAGACGAGCCTACCAGCATCACGAGGGCGACGTGATGGCTGATGTCAATGACATCGTCTGTCTTGGGCTTGGCGGCTGGTCGAGCGTGTATTCGCTGCCAACGTTAGGATTCGGGATCAAGGCAGAACCCGCCGCATGGCGACTGCTCGCCGCCCAAGTGTATGTGCCCGGGGCGGTCAAGGCAGGGGTCAACGTCGATGGTGCCCTGGCATCCGAAGTCTACATCGGCGGGGCAACCAAGGCGGAGGAAATACCATGAGCACAACCAGCGTCACACAACAGGCCATCTGGGAGGGGAAAGACGCCTCTTACATGGCCCGCATCCAGCTTGCAGGGGTCGATCTCACACAGGCCAAGACAACCAGCGTTACGAGAAACATCTACGACACGAGCAGCACAACGCCCAAGACGGCGATTGATACGACGGTTCTGACGGTGGCAAGCGTGGTATTCGACGCGCTCCAGACGGACGATCGGTGGACGGTGACGGACGACGGCTACAACTTCCGAGACGATATCGGCGGGGCGGAGTTCCCAAACGGCGGCCATACGTACCGTGTGGAATACGACTTCGTAGGAAGTTCAGGGGAGTTGTTCGGGGCGGCGTGTGAGCTGCCGGCACAAGAGTGGTTTGGCTGATGCCCACCAAGCCCCCTCGGACGTGTAGCCGATTCGGCTGCCCTGGTGTGCGGGGCCCTGACGGCTGCACAGTGTGCGAGGCAGGGAAGCGTAAGACGGGATGGGAGAGCGACAAGCGGCGAGGGAGCCGACACGAGCGAGGATACGACAGCCAGTGGGTGAAGCTGAGGGCCAGGAAGCTCAAGGCCGACCCGATGTGCGAACGGTGTGAGGCCGAGGGGTTCGATGAGGTGGCTATAGAGGTTCACCATAAGGTGGCCTTCAAGGGGCTCAGAGACCCGCTACGGCTGGCGTGGGACAACCTGGAGAGTGTGTGTAAGGGGTGCCATCAGAAGGCGACAGGAGCGAGGAAGTGAGTACGACAGAGCGATATCGTATCACTACGAACGGTGAGCTGTTCAGGGTGGAGGAATGGCGGCCGATCACCACTCCCTATCCGCACGGTCCCCGCGCCCCCTGCATCTCACACACGGCGGGCCGTTGGGTACACGTAGGGGGGCCACACACCAGCCTATCTATCGCCCTGGGCTGGCTAGGGTACGCGACGATGGACGAGGCAGTGCAGGCAATGGAGGCACGCATCGAGGCGGACACGAAGGCAGAGCGGCCATGGGTGCCAGTGGGTGCTGAGCCCCCCAAGCCCGCGTGCTCGTGCGAGGCGGCCCAGAGGGTGCATGGGCTTGAGAATGCCCTGAAGGATGCCAGGCCAGAACTACGCTACATCAGGGAAGCGATGGGGGATGATTCGGTGATCTATCTCCCATCGTTGGTCCGGCTGATGGTGGAGGAGCTAGACCGGCTGCAACAGGCAGCGCGGCCAGTGGCCGAGTGGATTCCCTATGAGCAATGGGCTACGAGCCAGACCACCGATCAAAAGGAGGGGCGCGCATGAGTTTGCCAAACTCGTGTAATTCAGCGGGGGGCGACGGGTGATTGCGCTACAGCCGAGAATTGGGGTAGATCCCCCCGTGGTCGTTTTTTTACAGACCTTCTGTCAAGGGACCGGTGTTGCCAGCGCGGCTCTCGCTGCGCGAAATCCGATAGGGGGGGGGTGAGAGCCCGTGAAGATCCGAGACCGAATTAGGGAACTGCGGCGGGTCAAAGCCTCCGAGCTGTTGCCGCATCCGAAAAACTGGCGAACCCATCCAGAGGCCCAACAGGACGCCATGCGGGGCGTGCTGGCTGAGATCGGCTGGGCCGGCGCCGCGTTGGTCCGCGAGACGCCAGACGGCCTACAGCTCATTGACGGGCACCTCCGCGGCGACGTGGCTGGTGACGCCAAGATCCCGGTTCTCGTGCTGGACGTGACGGAAGAAGAGGCGCGGAAGATTCTGGCGACTCACGACCCTCTCGCTTCCATGGCCGAGGCCAACCAACAGGCCCTCGGCGAACTACTTGCCCAGATCGACACAGAAAGCGAATCGTTGCAGGCGATGCTGGACGGGCTGGCGGAGGAGAACGGGATTGACCTTTGCGAGCCGGGGGCGGAGGAGCAGCCCGACACAAGCGAACAGCTCGGCAACGTCGAATACCGGATCATTCTCACCTGCAAAACCGAACAGCAACAGCTCGAATTACTGACCGAATTCGGTGAAAGGGAGCTTGAATGCCAAGCATTGATATCGTAGTCCAGACAGACGTATCGAAGTCGTCGCGCGTTCAGCAGTTGAGCGCGATGTTTGACGTGCCGCCACGGGAGTCGTCGGAGTGCCAATGGAAGTTCGACGCCCCTTTTGAGAAAGAAGACTGGCTGGTCGGGCTGATCGTGGGCCCGAGCGGAGCGGGAAAGACCACGGTGGCCCGTCAGCTCTTCGGCGATCATGTCGACGTGCCGATGGAGTGGGGCGGCAAGTCGGTGATCGACGACTTCTCTGCCGAGACTTCGATGGAGGACATCGCCGCGGCGTGTCAGGCGGTAGGGTTCAATACAATCCCGTCTTGGCTGCGACCGTTCCCTGTGCTGTCCACGGGAGAGCGGTTCCGTGTGGAGCTTGCTCGTCGACTGTTGGCGTGTGAACCTCCTGTTGTCGTCGATGAGTTCACCAGCGTGGTCGACCGCCAAGTGGCGAAGATCGGGGCCCATGCGGTGCAGAAATACGCGAGACGAGAGAAGCAGCAATTCGTGGCGGTGACGTGCCACTATGACGTGATCGACTGGCTGCAACCTGACTGGATCATCGAACCCGGTATTGGCAAGTTCGCCCGGAGGTCACTTCAACGACGCCCCGAGCTGCCAATCGAAATCGCCCGAGTGGCTCACCCGGCGTGGCGACTTTTCGCTCCATACCACTATCTGACGGCGAGTTTACATCGTGCGGCGAATTGCTTCGTTCTGTTTGTCGATGGAGAGCCGGCGGCTTTCGCGGGGGTGTTGCATCGTCCGCACCCGAAGACCCGAAACCTTAAGGGGATTAGTCGATTGGTGACGCTACCGGATTGGCAAGGGTTGGGGTTGGCGTTCGTGTTGGTGGATGTGCTAGGGGCCGCCCATAAGGCGATGGGGTATCGGTTGCATACTTATCCGGCGCACCCCGCGTTGATTCACGGGTTTGACAGATCGAAGAGGTGGGCGATGACGAAACGACCTGGCTTTAATGCGCCCGGTCGGTGGGCTGTGGCGGCAGGCGCGAGCAAGCGGGAGCGAAGTCATCTCCCCCGGTCAGCGCGTCCCTGCGCCACCTTCGCCTATGCCGCCGCCGGCATGGACCGAACAGAAGCAGCCAAACTGACCGGCCTCCAGCCTTTCAAGACTTCGCGGGCCTATGTACCGGCCTCTCCAACCCCCGAAACTTCTCAAGCTGCGAGCGAGTGATGGCCCAATTTCTGCCGATCTTCCGCCCGAGTCGCCCGTCCTGGCAGAGTTGCCGGACGCGGATCTCGGAGCGGTCGAGTTCGACAGCGGCCTCGGCGGTGGTGAGATATTCGGTGCTCATAATCCTAAGTCTATCGCTATCGACGGCTCAAGGCAAGTCGATTTCGTACAGCCCTTGCTTCCCTGACATCGGGACGGGCTTCGCCAACGGCTTGGGGTTTCGCAAGATCCAGCAGAACGGGCCGGTCGCGAGCGGATCGTCGGCCAGCCCCCATTCATCCTCGACGCCTGGGAGGTTTCGCGTACCGGGTTGCCACGGGACGACGGCGACCAGGTCGACGGTTCCCAGTACGGTTCCGCGGGTGACGTCGCCGGGCACGTCGAATCCGAGGGCTTCAAGAGTCGCTCGGCTGGTCGGGTCAAGGGACTGCCCGGCGTGGATCGCCAGGGGGCCTCGGTACGACGTCGACCAGGTTCGATTCTCGGCCGGTTTGAGACCGGCGATGATCGCCCAGGCCCAGTATTGTCTGACGGTGAGGCATCTCATCTCAGAACTCCTCATCAGGGAAAGCAGCGACCAGTTCGCCGGTATCGCGCGACGTCATCAACTCAAACTCTGCTCTGTCCATCGCTTGTCGGTACATCGATTCGGGCGAGGGCAGGGGCTCTCGAATGCTAAAGGCGATCCAGGCCACGCCGTTGTCATCGCGGGCACCTCGGAGTTTGTCGTAGACCTTTTGGGCGGGGGCGGGTTTCATCGTTTCAGCTCCTGTCGTTTCGTGGGTAACTGTGTTTCTCATGTCTGTATTAAGTATATCGGTATCGATACCCTTTGTAAAGAGGGATTCCAGAAAATAGTCAGATTGGCTAACTCGTTGGGCGGCATAGACTTAGCCGCTTAGACTGCAGAGAACCCAGGGAAATACGAAAAAAAGAGCCCCCAGCGTAGCTCACCACGAGAAGAACCATGGGACGCAAACCAAAACCCAACGAAACGAAACGCCGCGCCGGCAACCCCGGCCGCCGTCCGTTGAATGACGCGGAGCCGGTGCCAGTGGCCGACGCCCCGCCTATGCCCGAACACCTCAGCCAGGCGGGCCGGGATGCGTGGGCGTGGCTGTGTGAAGTGCTCGGCGGGATGGGCATCCTCGCATCGTCCGACGTGGCGATCATGACGTTGTACTGTGACACCTGGAGTCAGTACGTGGAGGTTCGAGGCCAGCAGGCAAGCAAGGGCGTGGGGCAATTCCTCGCGAGTAGCGAGAAGGGTTTGTATATCCACCCGCTCTTGGGCGTGGAGAGCATGTTGAAGAAACAGCTTGTGAGCTACATCGGGGAGATGGGATTGACGGCTACTAGTCGGGTTCGGTTGCACGCGGCCCCGAAACAATCAGCCGCTCCCGGCGGAAAAGGCAAATACTTCAAGGTAGTAGGGTAACCCGTACTCTAGGGAGGTGATGTGATGACACGCGAGGTGCGAAAGACGACGTCCAACTGCGGAGCCGCATGCACCGCTCTGATAGCGCTTGCGGTCGTTTGTAGTTTCCTGTTCCTGTTCTGGGTTGTGTGGTGAGGCGGACCATGGAACGTAGAACCTTCCTTGAAACATTCGTGGCATCGCTGGGGGTGCCAGCTTCGATCCTTACGGGCGCACGTACGTGCTTTGGTTCAGTGCCTACCCGCCCCATCCGGTCGAAGCCGTACATGGAAGCGGGGCGGCCGGAGTACGAGGAGCCGTCTCCTGTGTGGGTCGACCTGGGAGCGTTCTGCACCGCCGTGATGGTGGCGCAGACAGGCGGGCCGATTGATTCGCGACTTGTGGAGAAGGGGACGCCATGAACATCCTGCACCGCATCTTCGGCAACCGCAGCCATGTCCCACCCCGCCCATGTCCTGAACCACCCCCACGGCCCAAGACCAAGCCCGAGGCAACCATAGCCGGCCATCAGGTCACTCTCATGGCCATTCAGGAGCTGCCATCGACGGCGGTTCTGGTTGTGGACACGCCCCCCGCTGCCACCGAGGAGGATTGCGTACGGATTCGCGGTGTCCTTATGACTCGGCTAAACGTGCGTGACGTGCTGGTGTTCTGCGGCGGGGTGAAGCTGGCGGGGGTGTATGACGTGCAGGCTGTGGACCTGCGGTGTAGCGCGGATATACCATCTCCTCTGCCGAATAAAGAGACGCGAGACGGAGATCCGCACCCACGGTGAGCACCCAAACCCTTAGCTACGATCTGCAAAAAATAATCCGGCTCCTGCCCGGATACGATCCCTTTGCGCAAGCTGGGGATTGCTGGTTCGACGAGGAGGCGGCGGCGTTCCATATTGGGTTCGTCGAGGATTGCTGCACGCACGTCAAGGGCAAGCTGGCGGGCAAGCCGCTCCTATTGGAGCCGTGGGAAAAAGCTATATTCGGCAACCTGGCCGGATGGAAGCGGCCGGACGGAACACGCCGGTACCGGGAGGCATTGATCTACATTCCCAGAGGCAATGCCAAGACCACCCTTGCGGCTGCGATGATCTGCACGGGGCTCTACATCGACCCCGAGCCCGGGGCGGATCTCTACTCATCGGCGGCCGAACGCGAACAGGCTCGGCTCTGTTTCGAGATCGTGACTGGCATGATCCGGAACGAGCCCTTCATGGAGCAACGGGCGGAACTCTACAAATATTCCATCGTAGTCGGCGACAAGACATACAAGGCCGTGTCGGCAGAGGCGGGAACCAAACACGGCTACAACATCCAGATGGTCGTCAACGATGAGCTGCACGCCCACAAGACACGCGAGCTGACCGACGTACTGATGACCGGCACGGGCAAGCGGGACCAACCGCTTGTGGTTCACTTAACCACGGCCGACTTCGAGCGAGAGGGGTCGATCTGCAACGAAAAGCACGGCTACGCCTGCAAGGTGCGGGACGGGGTGATTGAGGACATGGCGTTTCTGCCAGTCATCTACGAGGCAAGCACCGATGACGACTGGACGGACCCGAAGGTGTGGGCGAAAGCAAACCCAAATCTTGGCGTATCGGTTCCGCTGGACTACATCGAGCGAGAGTGTCAACGGGCCCAAGACGATCCAACTTACGAGAACACGTTCAAGCGATTGCATCTCGATATTAGGACCGAGCAGGCTTTCCGCTGGATGCCCATGGCCAAGTGGGACGCATGCACCGGCCTGGTCGACCCGGAGGCGCTCAAGGGGCGTGACTGTTGGGCCGGCTTGGATCTTGCGAGCGTGTCGGACCTGGCCGCCCTGGTGCTGGCGTTCCCTCTTGACGATGGCGAATACGCTGTCTTGCCGTGGTTCTGGTGCCCTGGTGACACGGCGACCGAACGCGAACGGAAGGACCGTGTGCCATACGTCACCTGGTCGCAGCAAGGGCTCTTGGAGCTGACGCCGGGCAACAGCACCGACTACCGATTCATCCGTCGCCGACTGAACGAACTGGCGAAGGACTACAAGATACAAGAGATAGCCTACGATCCATGGAACGCGACGACGCTTGTCCAGCAGCTTGGAGACGAGGATGGCTTCAACGTGGCGGAACACCGACAAGGGACCGTGTCGATGAATGAGCCCATGAAGATGGTCATGCGGCTCGTACGAGAGAAGAAGCTGCGGCACGGTGGCCACCGAATCCTACGATGGAACGCGAACAACATCTCTGCCCGGTCGGACCCGAGCGACAACGTGCGGCCGGACAAGGAACATTCAGCAGACAAGATCGACGGCATGGTGGCAACGATCATGGCGGTAGGGCGAGCGATGGCAGCCCCGCGGCCGAAGCGGTCGCCGTATGCGACCAGGGGATTTCTGACGACATGAGGACACTCACGCAACGCCGCTCCGGCCTGATTGTGGTAGACAAGCAAGAGCCGGCTGCAACACCAACGCCCCGCAATCTTCTGGAAATAGAATTCGATCGCAAGACGGTGGCGGAGTGTTTCACGACGCTGCTAAACCATTCTTCGATCGGGGGTAGGGGTATCGGCACGCCCAAGGAGAACGGCGAGGCGGCGATTCGCGCGAAGCTTGTTCGGCAATTGGCGGAAGTGCTGCTTGGTGATGACGTTGATTTCGAGATACTCACATAGGCCAACATGAAAATCCAAATATCCAACTCCATCGTTTCTGACGCCCTAATCCTCATCGGGTGCGGCGCGACCGTTGCGGGCGCGTGGTGTCTAGGGTGGGAGGCCGGCTTACTTGTGACCGGGCTCGCGGTGATCGTTGTGGGCTGGGTGCTGCGAGGGGTGGAGATTATGGGGTACGGAAAAAGGAGGCGCAAATGATAGTTGACGCATTACTCGCAGCCACGATCTTCGCCGCAACGCCGCAAGTCCACGACGTGGCCGGCGTGTTCGGCGACCTGGCAACGTTCCGGATGTTCAGCGATAGCGACATGACCGTTGACGCGGCCATGCAGTCGACGACGGTCAACGCCTGCGTGCGGGTGCTAGCCGAGACGATGGCCGTGCTGCCGTTCCATATGTATAAGACCGGCGTACCCGCTTGGCCCGGCAGCGAGCGGATGGCCACCCACAAAGACCCCAGTCATGCCCTGCGGGAGGTGATCCAATACGAACCAAACGGATGGCAGACGGGCTTCGAGTTCCGAGAAATGATGATGGGCCACGTTGCCCTTCGCGGAAACGCTTACGCGATCATAGTCCCCGGCCGCCGCGGCGCAGTCGATCAGCTCATCCCTAAACACCCAGACAGGATGGAAGTGGTTCGGCTGGAGAACGGGCGGCTGGGGTATATCTATCGGCCTATCGGAGTTGCCGAGCAGGAGAAGTATACGCAGGACGAGGTATTCCACCTCCGCGGACTGTCCAGCGATGGAATTACCGGACTGAGCGTAATCGAACTGAACCGCCGGGCGGTGGAACTTGCCCAGCAGGCGGAGGACCACGGGTATAAGTTCTTCAAGAACATGGCCAAGCCCGGTGGCGTGCTCGAAATGCCGGAAGGTCAAACGCTGGACGACGAGGAACAGCACCGGCGGCTCCGTAACTCGTGGCGGGAAGCCCATTCCGGAGATGATCTGTTCTCGGTAGCGTTCCTTGAAGACGGCCTCAAGTGGCACCAGGTGGGGATCTCAAACGAAGATGGCCAGTGGTTGGAAAGCCGGCGTTTTCAGACGGCTGAAATCTGCCGGATGTTTCGTATCCCTCCCCACATGGTGGCAAGTGCGATTGAGCACGGGCACACCTACGCCAACGTAGAGCAGTCCGACCTCGCTTTCGTCAAGCACACCATGATGCCGTGGGTCGTACGGTGGGAACAGGCGATTTGGCGAGACCTGTTGACCGATCAGAAGCAGTTCTATCCGAAGTTTTCGATGGAGGGCTTGTTGCGGGCCGACTCCAAAGCGCGGGCCGAGTATTACCGAACGATGGTTGACCTGGGAGCCTGGTGCCCGAACGATGCTCTTGAGAAAAACGACGAGAACCCATTCCCTGGTGGCGACACGCGAACGATTGCGGCGGGGCGGATTCCGTTGACTGAGAACGGGCCGCTTGTGGTGGCCACGCCTGCGCGTCCGCCAGCGCCTGCGCCCGCGCAATCACTATTCCTTCCCGCTGTTGTCGACACGCTCGACGCTAGCCAGGCCGCCCCGGTATCGTGTACCACCGAATGGGCCGGGGGTGAGTGGGAGGTATCCGAGATCACGGAGGCAACCGAAGCATGCCCGGGAACCACCACGGTTGACTACGGGCTTCTTACCGCTTGGCTCACTGACGCTGCCGGGCGAATTGCCAAAGCGGAGATCGAGCAGCTCGGCAAGCGTGCGGTCCACGCGGCGGAGGACCCCGAGCGGTTCGCTCAATGGGCATCGGATTACTGGACGGGCAAACATGCCGGCTACGTTGCCAAGACGCTCACGCCCCTGCTGTCGGCTACGACAAGCGAAGTCACTCCGGAGCAGGCGGCGGCGACCGTGGCGGAGCAGGCAATCAAGATATTGGCGGCCGGCGACCCGGTGGCTATCTGTGAGACGTGGAAAGAAACCCGGGCCGAGCAATTGGCTAACCTTTTGATGGAGGCTATAGGCGATGACCGACAATCCGAATAACGCGAAGGCATACACGCTGGCGATGCACGGGGCACCGTGGGAGATCCACCCGGAGCGGATGGAAGGATTCCTCAACACGCTCATCGTGTCGGACATGACGGCAGAGGAGATGGAGGAGCGGACGGGGCCGCTGGCAGAGCGTGTAACGGTAACCGTCTTCGATGGCGATCGCACAATATCCGAGCGATACGCTGACCTTCGCGACGGCAAGTCTGCTAGCAAGGGAGGCAACGCCGTTGCTGTCGTGCCCCTTCATGGTCCGATCACGCACCGCTCCGGATTGTTCTCTGCATTCTTCGGCGGCACGTCCACCGAGAAGTTCGGCAAGTTGTTCGACGAGTTGATGGACAATCCGAATATCGGCGCGGTCGTGGTCGACGTGGACAGCCCAGGCGGCGAGGTGTCGGGCCTTGAGGAATTGGCGGCCAAGATATTCAAGGCGCGCGGCACCAAGCCCATGGTGGCCTCGGCCAATACGTGGATGGCATCGGCTGCCTATCGAATTGGGACGGCCTTTGACGAGGTGAACGCCACCCCAAGCAGCGAACTCGGCAGCATCGGCACCTACACGAAGCACGCCGATTATTCTGCGATGCTGGAAAACGAAGGCGTGACGACAACGCTCATTAGTGCCGGTGCTCACAAAACCGAGTTCAACCCGTACGAGCCGCTGTCTGAAGCCGCCAAGGCGGAACTCCAGGCCGGCGTCGATCACTACTATGGCATGTTCGTCAAGGCCGTGGCGAAGCATCGGGGCGTGTCCGCGGCCACGGTCAAAAACGATTTCGGCCAGGGCCGCATGATTCGAGCCAAGGACGCCGTCGAACGCGGCATGGCCGACCGGGTAGAGACGCTCGACGAGACGATCAGGCGCGTGGGCGGCATGCTGCGGGGCAAGGCACGGGCGAAGGCAGACGCGGCTCGGCGGCGTGAGGAGCTGGACCGGCTGGAAGGTGGGGGGGCGTAGCTGTGACCGCACGCCAAGCCCAAGCTCTTGACTTCATCGTACGGTACATCCGTGACGAGGGGATCTCCCCCGCAGTCCGCGAGGTTGCGGCATTTCTAAAGGTCCGCCCGAATGCTGCTCAAGCACTACTTGACCGTCTAGAGGCTTCTGGTGCGATCAAGCGATCACCAGGGATACCACGTTCGATTCGAGTTTTGGAAAACCCAACAGGAGAGCATTGTGCCGGACGAAATTGACCTGAACATGCAGGACGTGGCGTCGGCCTGCGACGAATGGATGCGCCGCTACATTGAGGAGCCAGAGCGTTTTGGCCGCGAATGGCAAACCGTAAAGCAGCATCTCGACGAGGCCGCGAGCGGCAAAGAGCATACCTACGGCAAGCGGTGCGCCCGTTACCTGGTGCAGTTGGTGGCCGAGTCTCGCTGCCCGCCGGTGCCGGCGTGACTTGTACGCTAGTCCAGTTTCGCCAAGCCGTCGAAACTGCATAATGAACTGACGGTTCGGCTTTCCACGCGACAGCGGGAGAGCCAGCCAACCACCGAATACTTTGTCAGGCGGAAGCCGACGCGGTACGAGAGATCGTATCTCGACGACTTCCGCCTTTCTTTTTGGTCGTGACGCCACTACGCGGCAGCGGGTGCGAACGAAAAAACGCAAACCCGTTGCAGTGTGGAGGCTTACGATGGCATCCCGATTGAAGACCTTGCAGGATCGCGCGGCCGTCCTTACGGCCGCCATGCGGACCCTGAACGACGCCGCTGCCAAAGAAGAGCGGCAATTCAGCGATCCGGAGCAGAAGGCATACGACGCCCACAAGGGGGAGCTGGCCGACAACAAGGCCGATCTCGCCCGGGAAATGGAGCTTCAGGAGCTGGAGAAGAATCTGGCTCCGGTCCCCGACGACAACGCCCCCACGCCGGCCGAGGCCGCGGCCCAGCATGGCAACCGCGTGAACGTGGTCGACCCCAAATGGGAGGAAGATCCCAACCGCGGATTCTCCGACCAACGTGACTTCCTTTCCGCCGTGCTGAATGCCGGCCCGGATGTCGAGCGGGCCCGCGACCCCCGGCTGCGACCGCTTGCGCGTCTGAGGACGCACGACACGGCGGGCTCTGACGAGGCCGGTGCCTACGCCGACCCCTATGGCGGCTATCTGTTGCCGAAGGGCTTCTCCCCCGACCTGCTCGCCCTTGATCCCGAGGACGATCCCATTGCCGGCCTGACGACCAAAATCCCGATGGATACGGCCGTTCTCGATATCCCGGCCCGGGTCGACAAGGACCACTCGACGAGCGTGTCGGGCGGTCTGCGAGTTTACCGCCGCGCGGAGGCTGACTCGGCCTCGGCGAGCCGGATGACCTTCGAGCAAGTGACCCTCCGGGCCCACGCGCTTATGGGGGTGTCCTACGCCACCGAGGAACTTCTGAGCCGTTCCCCGCGGTCCTTCGTCGCCCTGCTTGCGGCTGGCTTCAAAGACGAGTTTGGCGCGAAGGGACTGGAAGAGAAGTTGACCGGCTCTGGCGTCGGGATGCCTGAGGGCATTCTGAACACTCCGTGCATGATCTCCGTCACCAAGGAAACCGGCCAGGTTGCCGACACGATCGTCTACGAGAACGTGGTTAAGATGGCCGCGCGCTGTTGGCGTTTCGGTCGCTCCGTCTGGCTGGCCAACCACAACGTCCTGCCGCAACTCGCCCAGATGACGCTTGACGTGGGCACGGGTGGCGTTCCGGTTTGGCAGTTCTCGGCCCGCGAGGGTTTCCCCAGCACGCTGCTTGGTCGCCCAATCTTCTTCACCGAGTTTGCCGAAACCCTTGGCGATACGGGCGACCTGGTTCTGGGTGTCTGGGATCAGTACCTCGAAGGTACGTTGACGGCCCCGCAATCTGCGGAGTCGGTTCACGTCCGGTTCGTCAACCACGAGCGGTGCTTCAAGTTCTGGCTCGAAAATGACGGACGTTGCTGGTGGAGAAGTGCATTGACCCCGCGCAACGGCGACACGCTCTCCCCGTTCGTGAAACTGAACGAGCGTGCGTAAGCGGAGGCCCTGTGAGTTTTCATCCCCAACACTGAATTAGGAGGAAAGCCAAATGGCCTCCCCACAAGCAAGCGAAAAGATCAAGAGCCGCATGGCGGTTACGGCGACCGACTTTGATCCGGATGCGACAACCGCCACGGAAATCTCGTGGGTTGACATGCGGGATTTTGAGTTCTTTCTGTGCAGCTTTTTCCGCACTATCGGAACCGGCACCTTTGCGATGACGATCATCGGCAACGCCGAGAGCGATGGCAGCGGGACCGATGTCGCATTGAAAACCTTCGCAGGCGACGCGCCGGACGCGGTCGGTGACTACGTGTTCCTGGAAGTCACGGCCGAAGAGATCGCCCAGGAGGCATCGGACGCCGGCGTGGCGAATGCCCGGTACGTTACCGCCGTTTGCACGTTCGGCACCAACACCGACGAGGGTGTCGTCACCTACGTGCGAAGTGGTCCGAAACGGGCCTACACCGGGCTGACGGCCGACGTGGTGGCGTAGTAAGCCGAGGACAATCGAATGGCGAAGACTCGCAGACAGTCTCAAGCGGCCTCTCCCGTCATCAGGGCGGGAGAGGTGCGCGAGTTGGCGGCGCAAATATTCGCGCGGATCTACAGGAGCCCGGCCAGCGGGCGCAACCCGGAGCATTACGCGGCCGAGGCGATTAAGGCCGCGCAGGTATTCTACGACATTTGTCCATCGCTAACAAAGGAGTAACCCCGAGATGGCAGGCACAAAAACGGCTTTGTTCAATCGCAAGACCCCCGGCGGGGTGTTCTGTATTGAAGACCAATCAATCACCACGGGTGACCGCTGGTTCGTCGATTCGACGAGCGGCTCAAGCACCAACAGCGGAACCTCGCCTGACGACGCCATGGCGACGATCGACCAGGCAATCGACAAGGCTACGGCCTCGCAAGGCGATATCATTTTCGTAATGCCCGGCCATGCCGAAAACGTCACGACCGCGACCGGCATCAACTGCAACGTGATCGGCATTTCGATCATCGGGCTGGGTGACGGCGACCTAATTCCAACCGTAACATTCACGGCTGCCGCCGGCAGCGTCACGACCAGCGTGGCAAGCGTCACGTTGAAAAACCTCAAGTTTGTCGCAGGCTTTGCGACGGGCGTTACTACCGGCCTGACGATCGCGGGCGGGGCCGACGGCCTGACGCTGGACGGTTTGCATTTCGCCGACACGACCACGAATCTGGAGTTCCTAGTCCACGCGAGCATCGCCACCGGCGTTGACCGATTGCTCATCAAAAACTGCCGCTTTGTCGGTCTCGGCGGAGACATGAGCGGCTCGCTTGTTTTCGCAGGCACGTCGCTTGATGCGGAGATTTGCCACAACTATTGGCAAGTCGATTCCAGCGATTCCGTGATCCACCACGATACCGGCGCTGCGTCGAATATGTATCTGCACCACAACGCGATCATCAATATCGACACAGACACGGCCGAGTATTGTGCCGAGTTCAAGACGGCCAGCACGGGCTGTGCTCACGATAACCGCTTCGGCTACAACAAGGTCGACGCGGAAATCTCCAAGGGTGACGCAATGTTCTGGTTCGAGAATTACGCCTCGAACACCGTTGCTCAGTCCGGCTTGCTTGACCCGGTTACCACGCATGCGATCCCCTAGCTAGGTGACCCATGGGACTTATAAAAAAGCAACCGGTCCATAACGCCACGGACGTTCGCGCATCCGCCGCGGTTACGGCGGACGGCAACGGAACCGCCGTTCGCCTTTGGGCGATGGTCAATGGGATCACCTTTACGTTGGATGTGACCGATGCCAACACGGATGCCGAAGACCTTCTTGACGTGTACGTGCAAACCAAACTGGACGGAACCAACTGGACCGACGTCGTGCGATTCACCCAAGTGCTTGGCGACGGCGGGGCTGTTCGGCATATCGGCAAGGTAACGGCCCAACTGGCCGAGACGATGTTTGAAGTCGATACGGCGTTGACCGCTGGTGCAGTGCGCAACATGCTGGGCGACGACTGGCGAGTGCGGTGGGACCTCACCGAGGCTGGCCCGCCTGGGGCCACGAGCGGCAGCGGTGTAGGCTTGGCTTCGTTCACCTTCTCGGTGGCGGCCTGTCCGCTGTAGGAGGGCCGGAGCGTGAAGATAACACTCGACACGGCCCCTACGGATTTCGCCGTAGACCCGCAGGAATTCCGCAGCCACAGCCGGATTCAGGCGCACTACGAGAACTCGCACATTCAGCGGTTGCTCCGTGATGCGCAGCGGGAGGCCGAGGGGTATCTGCACCGCAAGCTCATCACACAAACGTGGATTCAGTATTTCGATGCCTTCGCCAACCCCCTTCAGCTCCGCTACCCCCCGCTCTTGTCGGCCACGAGTGTGAAATACCTCGACATCGACGGCGACTCCCAAACGCTTGCCTCAACCTACTGGGAAGCGGCTGAGTCCGAGGGGTTTGGAATCGTGCGGCTCAAGTACGGGCAGTCGTGGCCGTTGACGCGGGCTCACAGCGATTCGGTGTGGGTCGAGTTTGTCTGCGGGTACGGCGTCAGTGAGGCCGTGCCGGAGCCCATCAAAGCGGCGATCCGCATCCACGCGGCACACCACTTCAGGCATCGTGAAGGCGAGCCGGTCCCCAGTGCGTTCCTTGACAAGCTAAGACCGTTCCGCGCCTCGCAGTTCGTGACTTCCCATGGTTAGGCGACCACCGGCGGACGCCGGCAACTACGACAAGCGGATGACGCTGCAAACGGCAACGGAGACCAGCACACACGGAACCATGACGAAGGCGTGGGCCACGCTGGCGACGATGGATTGTTCCTTGTGGCCGCTGAGTGGGGTGCAGTATTTCACGGCCCAGCAGGTTCATGCCAGAGTGACCCACATTGCCCGAACGTGGTACAGGAGCGACATCACGCGACCGGCACCGAAGATGAAAATGGTGCTGAGCGAAGAGTCGCGGACGTTTGAGATCGAGTCGGTGATTGACGTTGACGAGGCGCATGAGGAATTTGAGTTCCGTCTGGTAGAGACCGTATGAGTCAAATGCACTTCAGCTTGACCGGCGACAAGGCGTTGATGCGAGCGCTGGCAGTTCTGCCGGGCCGGGTGGAGCGTCGTGTGATCGGCAATGCTGCGCGGGCCGCAATGCGCCCGTTTATTACTGTTGCCAAGCGGAACGCGCGAGCATTAGGCCGGGGGAAAGAAACGCGGGCGGACAAGCAGTCACGAAGGGCGAGAGATGAATATCGTCTGGCAGAAACGATCGGGCAGGTGACGCGAACTTACCGGGGAACCAAGGCCGTTGTGGCGGGGCCGATGTATACCGGCCATGGGCTCAAGGGGCGCGTTGGCCACCTGGTAGAGATGGGCCACGTCATCAAGGTGCCACGTAAGGGGATCTGGCGGCACTTGTTGAAGCATAAGGCCGGCGGTCGGGTTCGCCCCTATCCGTTTATGAAACCGGCATGGGACGAAACTGCCAGCAAGGCCAAGCAAGTGCTTATCGCCAAACTGCGAGCTGGGGTCGAGCGAGAGGCCGCGTTGGCCCGGGGGAGCTGAATGGTATGCCTCACGCTACTCCAAGCCCTGCACGTCTACCTCGCCAGCAAGAGCGCGTTGACCAGCCTGGTGAGCACTCGGATCTATCGCGGCAAACGGCCCCAGACGACCACGACAAACCCGGCGATCACTTACCACAAGGTGTCTGGCAGCGACGAGCTGTATCAAGAGGGCGTGTCGACGCTTGGGGAAGCGCGGGTCGAGGTGGAGTGCTGGGGCAGTACGCCGGCGAGCGCCGAGGCCGTGCGCGAAGTGATACGCAACGTGTGTCAGAGATATTCGGGCACGATTACGTCGGGCGCGGAGAGTGTGGTCATCGTGTTGATGACGATGGAGACCGACGCGGAATTCTACGACGAGCCGGAAGACGGCAGCGACGCGGGCGTATTTTCCGCGACGGTTGATTTGCATATCTGGTGGAGGCCAACGGCCCCGACCGGGTGACATTCAAGAGGAGGTCAAGCGATGACTGCTTACATTTCAACGGGCATTACGGTGAGCTTCAGCACGCTTTCGGCAGAGCTGCTCGACGTGACCCACAGCGGCGAAGAGGCGGACCAGGTCGACGTGACGCACCAAACGTCGACCAGCGAATGGAGGGAGTTCTTGAGCGGGCTCAAGAATGGCGGCTCCGTGACGCTGACGCTTCACTTGGGCGGCACGGTGCCTGACGTGGCGACGAACGACACGCTGGTCGTTACCTTCCCCACGGGAGCCGGCACCTTCACGGCCTCGGCCAACCTGCAAAAGAACAAAGGCGTTGCCGGCAACCTCGGCGACAAGCTCATCGAAGAGGTGTCGTTCAAAATCACTGGAGTTCCCGCTTGGACCTGATAGGAGAGTTCGATGAATGACGATGTGGCGGCTGCCCCCGCCGGTGCTGTCCAAAGTACGCGACCGGAAGACACTCGCTTTGCCCGGGAGAACAACCTGGTCAAAGAGGACTTCGACGCGCCGGAAGAGTCGGCGATGTTGACGGCCAACGCGATCCAAGAGGCCGACGACAACACGCTTGATCGGGTGCCGGTGCCGGAGTGGGGCGGGCATGTCTTCGTCCGCAATCCGACCGGCGAAGAGAAAAACCAGTTCGAGCAAGAGGGCATGATCGGGAAGGGCAAGAACCGAGAGGTCAACCTGCGAGACTTGAACGAGCGGCTTGTGCTCTGGTTTGCGTGTGACGAGAACCGCAAGCCGGTTTTTGACTTGCCCCCGACAACCGACCCGAAGGCGCGGCGTCGGGCGATGATCAAGCCGCTGGAGTGGATGCGGAAGAAGAACTCCGCGCCGATCAACCGGATTGCCAACGCGGCCCTTGCCCTGGGTGGTTGGACTGAGGCGGACGTTGAGGACATGGTGGGAAACTCCGAGAGCGGCCCGAACTAGTTTGGTATCACCAACTAGCCCGGGCCCACGGCCTGCCCGTGCAGGAATACCTGCGGGGGGTGACTGGCCGTGACTTGGCGCGAGAGGAGGCGTTTGAGCGTGTAGCCGGCCCGTTGGGGGAGGACCGGCAGGATTGGCGTGTCGCCTGGCTGGCCTCTTGGGTCGTCAAAGCCGCTGGTGGTGGCAGCGATGTTACGGCGGAGGACTTCTACCGATGGTTTTTGCACGACACAGAGCAGAAGCGCGAGAACGAGCAGACGGAAGTGGAGATCCTCGACGAGGACGTTGAGGCAAGCGACCGCAAGGCCCGCGAGATCCAACAGTTTTTCGAGAGCCGTTTCCCCCGGGACAAAAAGGAAGAGGCAGGCGAGTAATGGCAACCGTTGGCGCAATGCGAGCCATCTTGAGCGTCAACTCTACCGCATTCCGGGCGGGACTGGGCGGGGCTCGTACTTCCCTGCTGACCTTCACGGGCGCTAGCAACACGACGACGGCGGCCGTGCTCCGCTTGGGCATGGCGTTGACGTCGGTCATTGGCCCGTTCATGGGCCTCTACGGTGCTATTCGCTCAGTTCGCGTGGCCGAGGCATTCCAGCAGGAGATGAACTCCAGCCTGGCGATCGTGGACAACGCCAGCACGGCGATACGAGAGCGGATGGAGAAGACCGCCTTCGAGGTGGCCTATGCCACCAAGTTCTCCATGGCCGAGGCGGCGGAGGCGTATTACTTCCTGGTGTCTGCCGGGCTTGATCTGGAACAGTCCATGAAGGCGCTGCCCCAGGTGGCCGCGTTTGCACAAGCCGGCATGTTCGATCTTGCGCGCGCGACGGAACTGGCTGCTGGTGCCCAGGCTGCGATGGGGATGAAGCTCAAGGACCCTGCGGCTAACCTCGTGCAGTTGACCCGGGTCACCGATGTGCTGGTGAAGGCGAACAAGTTGGCGCAGGCGTCAACAGAACAGTTCGCGACGGCCTTGGCCAACGATGCGGCCAACGCGGGCCGCATGGCAGGGCAGTCGATCGAGCAAGTTGTTGCAGTGCTGGCCGCATTTGCCGAGAAGGGGCTGAAGGGCGAGCAAGCGGGCACGTCATACGCGCGGGCCATCAACTACTTGAGCATCCAGGCCGTGGACAACGCCGATGCGTTTCGTGCGGCTGGTGTGGCCATGTTCGACGCCTCCGATAAGACCCGCACCTTGGTTGATGTGATTGCCGACTTGGAGCGGCGATTTGCTGGCATGACGGATCGGGAGCGCGTGGCCGAGCTGCAAACCTTGGGGTTCACGAAAAAGACCATCGCCCTGATGAATACGTTGCTGGGCACGTCGGAGAGCATTCGCGGTTTCACTACAGAGCTGAATGAGGCTGGCGGAACAGCCCAAGAGGTTTCCGAAAAGCAGCTCACCCCGCTCCGCAAGGCGTGGGAGCAACTCAAAGCAGTCATGACCCAGTGGTCAATCAACACTTTATCGCCCGCGATGGCCGAATTCGGAGAGGGGCTGTCGTTGTTACTTGATAGTACGCGGGAGTTGAACGAGGAAATGGCCACTCCAGGGATGGATGCGGAGTGGTGCCAGGCCGTGAACATGGAACTAGAAGGGACGGCGGGCTGGATTGGTTACATGGCAGACTTGTGGGATTCCATGAAGGTTGTTCTCCGCTCGATTCAGGGCACCATAACGATGATTGGGGCCGGGATTGCAGAAGTTGCGAACCTCTTGACGTTTATGCAGTTTGAGTCTCTGGATAATGCGACCCAATCGCTATCCGACTCGGCGAACGCCGCATTCACCAAGGCTAGCGAGCAGTATGAAGCGATCAGCGAGAAGGCAACCAAGTCCGATTTGATGGTATTGGAAAAGGCGAAGAAGAATCTTGCGGAGTATAAGAAGCTAAAGGGGGTAGATGAGGACTCTCCGGTAGGTGCAACGGCCGCCGCCGTTACGCCGGCCTATGATCCAAAACGAGACCTTGCCAAAGCTGATCGGGCATTGGATGTTTCTTATTCAGCGGCCGAGAAACTTCTTTCGCAAAAGGCTTATGCGTCTGCCGATGCGGCCTTTGCCGCGGCTGATGCGGCCCATACTGCCGCCTACAAGGCCGCTGCGGACCGAGCCACAGTAAAGCCGACGGAAACACAACAGCAAAACGCGGTCGCAAAAGCCATGGGCGACACCTTGGACGACGGCATGGGCCCTCTTGAAGCCCAAATGAACAAGGCCAAGACCATCTTCAACCGAACCCGTACGCCGCTGGAAAAGTTCAACGCCCAAATGGAAGACCTCAACACGCTCCTGGAGGTTGGGGCGTTTGCCGGCATGGGTGGGCAAGAGACATACGACCGGGCAGCCAAAGCGGCTCAAGAGGCGTACGACAAGGCATCCGGGTCTGACAAGGGGCGAGCCGAGCCGCCCGCGTTGGCCCGACTCGGTAGCCAAGATATGTATGAGATGATCCGCCAGAACCGCATGGGCGACACGGGCAAGGAACAGCCGCTCGTCAAAGAAATGCAGTACGTCGGGGCGGGTGTTGCCAACGTAGTCGATGGCATTGGCGATATGACCGACGAGCTACGCGACTTAAACCGGAAATTCGATGGCGGAGAGGAGCTTGACTGGTGAGCATTCTCTGGGTACGGATCGAGCCTGATTCTGGTGGGGGGAAAACCGACGTTTCCTCTGCCGGCAAGAACACGACTTACCACAAAAAGCTGATCGTCCTGACCGACGACTACAACGATGGTCCGCTTACGATTGCGGCCCACTCGGACTTCCCGAAACCCTTCGAGGTGTATTCCGCCGGATCGGATTACGATGCCGACGCTGTGGCAACGGGGGTCACATGGGCACGCGACAAGAAGCAGCCGAAGCTCTGGCGGGCTCGTGTTACGTATACAGTCATGCCGGGTATTGACACCACTGGTGGTGGCGGGGCTGATATCACGTCCTATTCACCAAGCGTTCGGACGTGGAAGATACCATACGAAGAGGTAGTGTGGATGGCCCGCCGGCAATTGGTCGGCACTACCTGGACTGCCCCTGCAGAGACCTTCACGGTAGCGATGGCGCGGGCCCGTGAGCTAGTACGCAACTCTGTCAATGAGATGTTTGCCACGGGGATTGCCACGCTCAAACACGCTTTGGCAGTCGAGCTAGGATTCTACTCGTGGAACTACAGTCTGACCCAGGCTGACGCCTACGAGGATGTAGTCAACTCTGACACGTTCTGGGGATTTTCCCCGGGTACGGTGAAGATGGTCTCAATCAGTGGCGCAAGCACCAGCGTACAAAATTCAGTTGTCTACCGCGTGTCATACGAGTTTCATATCCGGAGTGACGGATGGGGCGAGCCAATTGCAGACCACGGCTATAACCAACACACGGCAACCGGCTCCGTTCCTACTGGAGTGCGGGCTGTGCTGGACAACCTCGGAAGAACGAAAGCGACGCCGAGCCTATTGGACGGGGCGGGCTATGCTGCCGGCGGTGTGTCGGCTCCCATCGCAGTGGGCGGAACGCCCTACCTGGTGAAATGGCATCACCTGGAGGCGGCTCCGTTCCTAACCCTTGGGCTGCCGACTCGGGCGAGTCTCGCCATTACATGAGGTTTTGCAAATGGCCTTCATGCGTATGTCACCAGCGACCGGCCGGCGGTTCCAGGGGGCCATGCGGCTTGGTGATACGCGACCTCATGGGTTTCGTGGGATCATGCCCATGTCCGGCCATGTGGCCGGTGACGAAGAAACGATAGCGATTGAACTGAACGCGACCCTCGTGGCATCAGGCAGTGCAGCCGCATACGTGCGAGTGCGAAACCCGGCCAGCGGGGCCTACACGACCGACACGGGCGATGCCATTACCGTGAAGGACTCGCGAGAGGTTGGCTACAACGGAGTAAGCGGGGCCAAAGGTGCTGCGATAGTCAAGTTTTTGAGCGACGGCACGCGATACGGCGAGCTGGTCGATTTAGAGTGCCCATAATTGGAGGTTTGACCCATGTCGACAATCAGCCGCGCCACATACAAGACCAGCATCAACGCCACGCTCTTGCTCGAAGGCCCCGAGGTTGAGGACCAGAAACTAACGCCGTCCAAAGTGAATGCGGATGAGGTGATATTCACCCCAACGTCAACACCGCCGGGCTCTCATTATCTGGTCGAGGAAATCCTGCTCGCCAGTTCAGGGGCCCAGAGTGATACGATCGACCTGGCCGCGTGGTCGGATACCGAGGGAGCGACGAAAAACTCGGTGGGCCTCAAGGTGCAGGCAATTCGGGTAACGGCACTCTCGACCAACGATGGTGATTTCACAATCGCCGGTGGCGATGCGGACGCATACGAACTGTTCGGCGTGGGCAACGAGGTTGACATACCGCCCGGGGCTGAGATGAGCTTTCGGTTTGGCGACAACCTGGCCGACATCGGGCCCTCTTCGGGCGGTGGAGATACAGACATCAAATTCAGCGGGACCGGCGGCGATACGCTGACGGTGGAGATGATCATCGGATGAGTTGGCGGTGGTGTTGTTGCTCAAGGCTCTGTGCGAACATCATTCCTGATTGCCGCCCCGTTGGGTCGCTGTCCGTGGGTGTAGAAATTCCCGTCGGGGCGTTTGTTCCAGACTACTGCTCGTCATACGGCGACTTGTCGGGATCGTACGTCCTTACGTGTGGCGGACCCACGGTGTGCTATAGCTGGACGTATACGGCGGGGAATATATTTGACGAGACAGTTGGGTGCTGTGCATGGTGGGACCTAAAACTGACGGCTGCTGTAACGTGCTTTAAGTACGCGCCATATATTGGATATTGTCAGTGGACCCTGTTGGTCGAGGTAGAGAAAACCTCTGGGGCAGCGAAACAAACGTGGAGTTACGGAGCACTTCAGAAGCCGCTGATAGGCGACTCGATAACACTAACGTGCAGCGCGGGTGTCAACTGGGGAACCCCACCCGTGTGTCCAGCGGGACGATGGCCGTTTGACAAAGACAGCTTTCCCGGCAGCCTGGAACTGACACTGGATATTGCCCCGTGATCGACTGCTCCCCGCTAACACCGATCGATGCCATGCGCGGCTTCTGCCCGCTATGCGATCCCAAAGCCCGGCGGCCGATGTTGCTACACGCAAAGAGGAATTGCCCCAAACGCCCTGTGATTGTCCTAACGCGGCAAGAGCTTATCGAAAAAGACATTGCCGATGACATCACCCCCGACACACGACAAGCGGAAGAAATCCACAAGACCCTAGCCGAGAAGTGCTTCAACGGTTGCCGCAACTGGCGGCGCTACTGTCGCGCTATCACGGGGCCACCGGAAGAACAAGCGCAGCGGTTTATGGAGCAACATCTAACGGCCGACTGCGACCAGTTCACCCCAAGATAAACCGATGCACACCCACGTATACCTGATCGGCTACCCAAGCGAAGTCGGCGGGGCGAATACACAGGTCTGGCACTGGCTCAAACTGATGAGGCGTTTCGGTGTTGAGACCACGGTGGTGCCGACGTGGCGGGGTAATGAGGAATGGGACAAGCGAATCCGGGCCATCGGCTGCAAGATCCTGGTCCCCACTGATCGCACGTTTCCCGTCCCCGATGGTGCGGTGTGCGTGTCGTTCTGCAATTCCCACTTCGAGAGCAAGGCCCACCAGCTACAGGCCCGGGGCTGCCGGCTGATTTATGTCCCGTGCATGAACTACCTAAACGGAACGCTCCTCAACCATCACCAGAAATACGGGCCGTTTGATCGGTATGTTCTCCAGTCCCACTCGCAACAGAAGTGGCTGTCGTCTCCGCTTTCTGATTTCGGTGTCAAGCCGGAACAGTGCCACGTAATCCGCGGGGCCTTCGACTGGTCCGAGTTCTCTTTCGAGCCACGGCGTCGATGGCCCGACGCCCCATTTATCGTTGGCCGGCTGTCGCGTCCGGATGCTTTCAAATTCTCGTGGCGTACGTGGGATCTGTTTGGGTGCATCCGAAAAGAGATCCCGACAACGAAAGTGCGGATCATGGGCTGGCACAAGCGAGTCGAGCAGCACATCGGCGAGCCGCCTGGCTGGGTAGAGGTGCTCCCGGCCAAGAGTGAGTCGGCGGAGGACTTCCTCCGCTCGCTCCACTGTATGTGCCAAGTCGGTGGGGATCACTGGGATGAGCCACGGTCAACGGAGAACTGGCCCCGCGTGGGGCTGGAGGCGATGGCGTCTGGGGTGCCGGTCGTCGCGGAGTCCCGCGGCGGGTGGCCAGAGATGATCGAACACGGCGAAACTGGCCTCTTGGGGCACAGCATCGACGAGATAGCCTCTCACGTCGTCAGGCTTGGCCGTGACGAGGCGTTACGGATGCGGTTGACAAGACAGGCCCACGACGCCCTCCGGGGCTCTCTGGCCGAGCCAGGGGGCTTGTGGGCTGGATGGGAGAAGGTATTCGAGTCGGTAGCATGAAACTCTATCAGCGGATCTTGATTTGTGGAGCGGCCAGACAGGGAAACACCCTTTTGATGCATCTGTTAGGGACTGGCTTCCGGGGCGTCCGGATATGCCACGGCGAGCGGGTGCCCAGTAGTGAGGCCAGCCGGCCAGGCCGCATGTTGATCGGCAAGCGACCGGGCTCGATTGTGGCCGTCGACCAGTTGCTCGGGCAGTGGGATATTGGAATCATCTTTACCATGCGCGACCCCCGCGACGTGATGACCTCGCGCCACACGGGCAACGAGTATTGGCGACGTGCCCAACAGTGGGCAGACCGCGCAGCGATTGTGCGACAGCACAGCCAACACCCACGGGCCATGGTCGTTCGGTTCGAGCGGCTGATTCGTCACCCAGAGAAGGTGCAAGAGGAGATCGGCTGCAAGTTCAACCTGATCCCACAGCGGCCGTTTTCTGAATGCCATCAGCATTTTGACGAGGCGGACGCGGAAGGGGTTCACGCGATGCACGGGGCCCGGCCACTGGACCGATCTAGAATCGGACATTGGCGAGAGACGGACGAAAAGCGGCGGATTGTATCCGACGCGATTCGCGATATACCGGACCTTGAATTCTGGATGAAAGAGTGGAGCTATGTTTGACGATCTCCGAGCGAAGTATCCCTGGCCTACCGAAAAGCCCGACGTGCCGCCAAAGCTCGTAAAAGGTGGCGGGATCTTCGGGTGGTTCCACGGCGAGAACCAGGTGGTTCTGAAAACGCTGTTGACTCCCGAGACCAAGCTGGTTGTGGAGCTTGGGGCGTTTCTGGGATTGTCAACCAAGTATCTGGCGGAGTGGGCACCCAACGCCACAATCATCACAATCGACCACTGGAAAGGCTCGGCCGAACACCAGAACCCAAAAGCATACGGTGACATTCTCGGCGTGATGTTCGAGAAGTTCTGTGTCCACCTCTGGGACTATCGGGACCGCATAATTCCGATGCGGACCACGACGATTGAGGGGTTGTTGGAATTGCGGGCCGTTTTGCCGGTCGCCCCGGCGGTGGTCTACATCGACGCCGGCCACGAAACCGGCCCGGTGTATGCCGATGCCATGTTGAGCATGGCCAATTGGCCCGACGCCCATATCGTCGGCGATGACGGGTGCTGGACAAGCGTCATGGAGGCGCACAAGAACATGCGGCCCATGCTTCCGGAGGGGCGTGAGCTGTACTGCAATGCCGTCTGTTGGGAGATACCACCGAGGGGCGTTGCGCGGACCTGGGAGAAACCATCGTGAGGCTACGATTTCTATACGACGACGCGGAGCACGCCACGCCGCTCCTTCGAGTGCATGACATCCTCGCGGGGCAAGGCGTCGACCTCGTGGCCGAGGAAACGCACAGCGCGGAGTCGGTTGTGCGACTGGTCGAGCCGGATACCGACGTTCTGCTGATTCACCAGACGCTAATGAGCGACGATGCTTTGGACTGCGGGAAGCCGATCGTGATCCTAGAGCGGGTCGACGGTGCTCAACTGGCCGCGTCTCGACGATGGTTGTCTGCTCCGAACGTTGTGGCGGTATTCAAGGGCTACAGTTACCGACAGCCCGACTTGCACAACGTATATCGCGGTCGCTACCACGCCCACCTATTGAAGCAAGCCGGCTTGACGATCACTCCCGGCAGCCAGAGCAGCGCGGTTGCCGGCATGCCCTCCCCTCAGCTCTCGACCGCCGAGCTAGAGAAGATCCGCACGGGATACGGCTTCGGGGCGTATACCAAAATGGACACACCACGGGGGCAGATGGTCGACTTTGCCTCACAGCGCGATTTCGACCTGCACTGTGTGGGGTATATCGACTACAAGGGCTCAGAGATCGAGAAGCACCGGCTGGCGGCAATGGACGCGGCCGAGGCCCATGAGGCAGCCAACCCAGAGACAACGGTTATCGGTCGCGGTCGCCCCCTTCGCCCGGCCGAATATCTGTCGACCATGTTTTCGAGCAAGACGGTTGTTTCGCCGTGGGGGTGGGGGGAGGCGTGTCACCGGGACTATGAAGCGTGGCTGCTTGGGGCGGTGCTCATCAAGCCGACCATGGAGCACGTCGCCACATGGCCGGACATTTACCGACCGAACGAAACATATATTCCGTGCCGAATGGATTTCTCTGATCTGCCTGAGATCGTCGCGCGTGTTGCGGCCGAGTGGCCCGACTGGCGACAGAGACGGGAGACGGCGCGGGAGTTGGCTCTGGAAGCAGGAAACCCTAAGCGAGTGGCGCGACGAATCGCGGGCACTCTTGAGAAGGTACTATGATAACCACAGAACAAGCGGGGAAGGTAAAGGCATTGTGCGCCAAGCACTCCGCCCACCGACTGTCAAAATACCGCGACTGGCGAATGGCGTGCCAGCTTGCCGCGTATCATGCCACACTGCTCGGCCTCCGCGATAGTCCGCCGCTCAAGATCCTAGACTTGGGCGGCGGCTTGTCCTACTTCGCGGCAGAGTGCAAATCACTGGGGCACGATGCTACGACGATGGATCTGCCGGAGGAGTTGCCGGAGGCTGTGGCCGAGGCGCTCGGAGTGCGGTACATACCCCACATGATCGTTTCCCGCGTCCCGTTGCCTGGGACTGAGACATACGATCTTATCACGGCGATGCGGCTGAACCTCACGGAGCCGGATCGATGGCAGTGGGACGAATACCGGATATTTGCCGACGAGATCCTTGGGCGTCTCAACCCGGGCGGGCGTTGGTTCATGGACCCCAACCGTGGCGAGAACGTGGCGTTTGTCCTGGACGCGGCGAAGTGGAGAGAGATTCTTGGGGACCAGGTGACGGCCGAAAATCCGAGCCGCTCAACCGTATTGATAACGAAACGCTAAAGACGGCGGTGTACTATGCAAATCGATATCGCCATCGTGGCATGGCCAAACCATCCGGGGCGGTGGCTGTGCTTTCAGAAAACCCTAGCCTCATTGAAAGAGAATCTCTCGGCAACGGGCCACACGCTTCGCTATGTGTGTTCCTCCGAGAGCATGCAGGACCCAAAACACCAATGGTACGGTGAGGAGTTGCGGCAACTGTGCGAGACCGAGGGGGTGCTGCTGAACTTTCGGCCCGGACCGCCGGGGCTGGGGGAAAACATGAATGCGGCTCTCCGGCTGTGCTCCGGGGATTTTACTCTCCTGGTTCAAGATGATCGCCCGCTGCTGAAGCCTCTCGATTTAGCAGACGGTATCGCATACACGCAAGCCAACCAGGCAGTGGACTTGATTCGCTACTCCTGGCCCTACGGGCGGTCACGACTTGTGTTGCATCCCGACGGTTGGCGGCGAATTGACGTGGCGGGCCCGTGGCCATACGGCGATGATCCGCACTTGCGAAGACAGAACTTCACGGAGAAGTGGGGCGAGTATCGAGAGAACGAGCGGCATGGAACATCAGAAGGCGACATGATTAGGCGGCTTGTTCGTGGCTCCGCCCTGATCGTGGCGGCCGATGATATCTATTTTGGACACAATGCTTCGGGCTGTCCTTCCGTTGTGGATGACGAGCGATACGAAAGGAATCTACGAGATGAGTGGCGAGAACACGATTGACGTAGCTATGGTGACGTGGCCGAACCATCCGGCACGCCTCGAATACTTCGAGCGGATCGTCAAATCATTACGTGACGGCTTGACGGCCAGCCGCCACGAATTGCGGTTCTTCTGTTCGGCCGAATCACAACGCGACCCAGACCGGACATGGTGCGGGCATGACGTGGAACACTTGTGCGACGAATACGATATCTCGCTCTCGTGGCGTGCCGAAACGGCCAACCTCGGCGCGAACATGAACGCCGCGATGGCGATGTGTACGGCCCCCATGATCCTCTTGCAACAGGACGATTGGCGACTCGCCTACCCACTGGACTTGTCGCCGGGTGCGGACTTCTTGGCAGAGGCCCACACCGTTGATCTGCTTCGGTACTCGTGGCCCGAAGACCCCGCTATGCTGCCGACGATCGAGGATCGCCGCGGAGGGTGGGAGAACGGAGGCTGGCGACAAATCGACATCGACGGAAAATGGCCATACGGCGATGACCCACACCTGCGCCGGCGGGACTTTATGCACAAGTTCGGCTGGTATTATGAAGGCGGCGGCCACGGCACTGCATCAAGTACGCTGATGCGGTTCCTGGTCAAGCAGCGAGCCACAATCGCGGCTGTCGACAAGGTGCATTTCAAGCACTGCGGGCCGGTGTCGTCGGTTATCAATGATGCAAGAAAGAGGCGTGTGCTACGGTGACTCAGTATCGCGTTCACATTTGCTACGATGTCGAAGGCTGGTGTTATCACAACCGGGCTCTGGCGATTCAGAAATACGCAACCGAGGGGATGGTGGTGACGATCGGATCGTCATCCATTGCCTTGAGGGCTCCGCTTGATTACGACCTGGTGCTGCAACTCTGCTATGGGCAGACGGAGCGGATGCGCAGGCACCGCGACCGCACGGCTCCTAATACTACGCTCGTGGCCGGCTACAATACGGGATGGGGCTATCGCCTGGAACACTTCAGCTACCTGCAAGAGCATGCGGACCATGTAGTTTTCAACAATACCGAAAACTGGGAGAAGCATGGGCGGCCAGGTCGCACCAGTTGCATCAGCAACGGAGTGGACCGTGACATTTTTCGCGTGACCGTGCCGCCCTCCGAGAGAGCGCCCCGCGTCCTATGGACGGGCTCGGAGTTTCACAAAGAAAACCATGATGTCAAGGGGTATGCAGGGCTCTTGGGGCCACTTGCCGAGCGGTTGCGGGGTGCGGGAATCGCCACCGATTACTGGCTGGTAAACTCCCACGGACCGGAGCGAAAAACGGCAGGGGAGATGGCAGCCTGGTACAACACGGGCACGGTCTACGTCGTGGCATCCGAGATGGAAGGCACACCGAACCCCGCTTTAGAAATGGCCAGTTGTGGTGGCGTGGTGTGCTCTACCCGGGTGGGTAATATGCCAGAGTTGATTGAGCACGGTATCAACGGCGCGCTGGTCGATCGGACTCTAGACGATTTGTATGCCGGGCTCGTGCTGTGTTGCGAACGCTACCAAGAGATGGCAAAGGCGATGGAAGGCCGTATCCGGTTTTGGGATTGGCAATATCGAGCGGCCCGATACTACGCGCTATTCCGGAGACTCATCGACGGGACTCCGTAGCCTCACCTCACCACTACCTGGTGATTGTCGATATTGTCGAATGAGTCGAGTGAGTCGGGTGTTCGTTTCGGGCCAGACGCCGGGTCGGTAGGATCGTCGGGCGGGTCCATGGCTGTTACCGAGGAGTTCCGGCTATCGACGGGTATCCCGGCTTCATTGGGATCGGGACTTGCGGCCAATCCGAAGAAGTAGGGGTTTTGGAGGTCGGCGAACTGATACCGCCCCTCGAAGTTGATGTCGTAGATCCCGTCCGGCCCGGCGGAGTAGATGTAGGGGACTAGCCGGTATGCGTACTCGTGGAGGTTCCGGCTGTCGAACGGGTCGTGGTCGGTGCCGGAGGCGTTCTCCGCGGCTACGATGTCTCGCTCGAATATCTCGGTCCCGGTGGAATCGAAGAAAACTTGAGCCTGGAGCGGTGAACCCACAAGCCCGGGAGCCCAGCGCAGAAACATGATCGGATTTCCCCAGCCGTCTTGGAACTCGGGCAGGCCGTCACTGTCGGCGTCACCGATTTCGTTTTCGTGGAACTGGTCTCGCGCGTCGGAGCCGCCCGCCATTGAGACTATCATGTAGAGGCACTCGGCCGAACTGTAGCGGTTGAGCCGCTCGGGGCCCTCGCCGTGAAAGGTGCCAGCGCCGTACGTCGCACCAACCGTGGTCCGGCTCCGCTCGTACATTCGCACGTAGGCCATGGATAGTGCTGATCTGGCTATCGTTGTGCCGGCCGTGTCGATCTCGGCGACCGGTGGTGTCGCAACGTCGGCCCACCGATCCGGCATCTCCATTCGCATCACGTCCCGCAAGGCCGTCAGCCTAGCCGTGGCAAGCAGTCGCGACCATTCCTTGGGGTCGCTGCGGTCGACACTGTCGAAGGCGATTGGCACTCGTCGCGTGCGATACGAGTCGTAGAGATTCGTCACCACCCCGTCGATCTTGCGGATGGTGGTCCTGGTCTTCGTTTTTCTGGCCGCCTCGCGAGAGACATGGACCGCGCCCAGCACCAGGGCCGCGAGTATCCCGATAATGGTGACGGAGACCAGCAACTCGATCAGCGTGAATCCACGTCGGCATCTCATGACTCGTCCTCCCCTGTGTGAAAATAGATAAGCTTCCCAGCCACCCCTCCCAACGCCCCAGGATCGCCCCTAACGCCCTCCCCGATCCGCCCCCATTCTACCCGCCCGCCACCTGAATCGCAAATCTGGGGCACGTCCGGTAGTGTCCTAATTTGAAATCGGGTAGTGCCTTGAGGGCGTGTTGCCGGGGCGATGCCCACGGGGCCGCCAAGAAACAATGCGAGCCGCCCCCCGGGGCAGGGAGGGACGGCTCGCTGAGGGATTACCAACAATCCCCTGTTTTCTATGTCGGCAGGAACGGGCCGGTCGCTCTATGGCATCCTACCGCTATTCGCCCGCCGGTAGTGTCCTAATAGTGTGTTGCCCATCGCCCGGGGGGTCACGCAAACCGCTTCTGCTTGTCCACCGGCTTCTTCTCCGCCTTGGGGGCCTTTTTGAACGTCCGCACGTCCCTAGTTAGCGGCATGTCCACGCGCTTCCCCGAAAGCAGCTCCCCAACCGTGAGGAGTTGCAGCCTGGGGTGCTTGGTGCCCCATGGGGAGTCGTAGAATCCCGCGCTGGCGGCCTCCGTCCTCATTGGCTTTGTCGGCTTCTGCATGCTGAGCAAAACGCCAATCGCAGCATCTTCTCGGTCGATGACGCCACGCAGGTCCCGCACATAGGGTGCGTGTAGCTTGCCTGCCTTGACGGAAAAAACCACCTGCTTGGTCTTGGCCCCCTTGGCTTCATCGTGGAAGTAGAGGCGACCGTCGATACCTTTGTCGGCTCCCTTCTTCTGCTCGACGGGCCGAGCCCCAACCAGACCGAGGGCCCACCACTGGAATTGCCATGGGTCTTCCGCTGCCAAAGCTTCGGCATCTGGTGCGGAAGTAGGCTCGCCAACAACTTCATAGGTCGTATTGATCGCTTCTCCGAATGCACTCTGGAGGCGGTGCTTGATGAGAGTCATTGCTAGATGGGTAACGTCAATCCCGATCCATTGGCGGTGCATTCTCTGGGCAACAGCAATGGCGGTTCCACAACCACAGAACGGATCAAGTACAGTATGCCCCTCGCATGACGATGCTTTGATGATCCGGTCGAGCAACGCTTCAGGCTTCTGCGTTGGATAACCCAGACGCTCGGCAGCCTTGGCATTGATTGGGGGGATGTCCGTCCATATATCTTGGATAGGGCTGCCCTTAGCGTTCTCTTGATACATCTTCAGCCGAGGCATTGTCCCGTGCTTGGGCCAATAGATGTCCCCGGCGGCGTCCAGCTCTTCCAGCTTCTCAATCGTGTACTTCCAGTGTCCTCCCTTCGCCGTGATGTCGATGTTTCGCCACGTGTGTCCCGAGGAACCTCTTCGTGTCCCGGTTGCGTGGAGCGTTACGGGGTAGAACTTGCGTCCCCGGTCGTCCACCGCGCTGTATCGTTTGCGAATATACTCCTCATCGCGGATTAACTCTGCATTCCACAAATAGTCGTCCGAACGGCTGTAGAAGAGAATCACATCATGCACCGGCCCAAACCGCCTTGCAGAGCCATGGGCACCGGTCCTTTTCCACACTATCTCGTTTCTGAAATTGGCTGGTCCGAACACCGCGTCCATCAACATCTTCAGGTAATGGCTTGCCGTCGAATCGCAATGGAGATAAATGCTACCCGTTGGGTTCAGGGCCCTGCGTAGCTCAACCAGCCTCGGGGCCATCATAGACAGATAGGCGAGCATGTCGCTGTCGCCCAACGCTTGGCGAAATGCCAGCATGACAGAAGCAGTTTGACCGCCCGCCTCCACAACCTCCTCAAGGGCAGCCGCCGATGCTTGGTCCCATTGCCAGGTGTCCTCGAATGCCTTTATCTGTCCGGCGGCTCGCGCACCGTCCTGTTCGGCAAAGAGGACGTTGTAGGTGGCGTTGGAGTTGAACGGGGGATCAAGATAGACGAGATCGACCGACTCGGAGTCAATGTGCCGACGGAGAACGTCCAGGTTGTCGCCGTAGTAGAGGGTGTTCATCCTTGCACCTCTTGGTCAACCGGGGGCGGAACAACGCAGGGCAGTATAATTCCGCCGCCGTGCCTCACAGGACCTACCCCTCCGGGTTCTTGCGGCGGTGCAGAATTACCCGAAGGATAATGTCATCTGGCACATCGAAATACCGATGTTTGCGCCTGAACTGGTCGCAAAACTGTGCGGCTTCACGCGGATGCAAGAGGAGTTCGTCGATCGTCCATGTTCCACGGTAGGCAGTGCCGAAAGCCTCGACCGCCTGGTCTGTGAAGTCCGCCGGACTCAGATCAACGCCGAAGTCGGCAGGATCAAACTTGCCCCGGGCCATGAGAAACTCCTTGTAGAAGTCCTGCTGGGTCAGTGTTTGTGTAGCCATCATCGCGGGAATCTCCGGGGCAATCAAGAGGGAAGGGGTGCAGTTTGGCGAATTCTAGGGCGGGGCTGCCGCGAGCGCAACCCCGCCACGGCGGGGGTTGCGGCACAACCTTTTTTCCATTCGGCACCATATAAGCCTTTTATTCCGCGACGACTCCGGTACAATGTGGTGCGGGAGGCGCACCCTATTCCGAAAGGTGGCATACTGATGGCCGTAATCGACCCTAAGTTGGCGGTATATGACGACCTGATCGCGGCCGCTCAGGAGACGGTTGACTCGCTAGAATCTCAACGACACGCGATCGAGCACGACCTAGAAATCCGGCAGTTGCACCTGAGGCTACTGCAACAGCAGCGAGAAGAGGTTGCCCGCGCTGGTGCTCCGCAGAATGGCCAGCAAACACCCATGGTCAGCGGTGGTTTGCCGGAACAAATCATTGACGTGATGCGCGAACACGGCCCCACGATGCGCCCGGCCGAGATGGCAAAGGTCCTGAAGGGGTTGGGCGTAACGACGAAATCAAAGCGAGGTTTGCTTCCGATGGTAATCAGCGCCCTTCGGCGGCGCACTGATCTGTTTGAGAACGTAGAACGTGGCGTTTACATATTGAAACAAGAAACGAAAGAGCCCGCCGATTAGGCGGGCTCTCCACAATTCCCCTTCCAAGTCGACGGATTGGCTGCAACCAAATCCGTTGACGCACGCGAAAGGAGGCGAGCAGTGCGTTGGCAACCACTCGTGTTAATACCGTAAACCCCGCGTAGGCGGGGGCCTCACCCCCGGTCGCGGGTCTGATGGGCCCGCGGCCGGTTCTTTCGGCGGGGTAGCTTAGCGGTAAAGCGTCCGATTTATACTCGGTAGCCCGGGGCAAGGTTTCACAGCCACAAGACCCCGGCGCGGGTTCGATCCCCGCCCCCGCCGCACTTTATTATAGCAGATCATCGACAGGTTCAACCCAGGAACGGGACGGATTCTCCCGCCTCCGACAGTTCCTTGCGCGCCGCGAGCCGTAATCGTTCGCGAACCCACGCCGCAAGTGAAAGACCGGCCAGCTCTGCCGCCGCGTCAAATCCCTCCTTTTCAGATTCGGTGGCGCGAAGCTGGATGTAGCGGCCCTTCACCTTTCCGGGGGGCTTCGGCTGTCCTCCTCGTTTCTTTGCCATGTCGCCATTGTACCGACAATAAAATCTCAGTCAATATCTGCCTTTGGCTATTGACTGTATATTCGTTGTCGGTACAATGAATATAGAGGTTGAGACATGAACACACACACGAAAAAACCCGAAGCCGGCTGTAACCGACCCCGGGTCCAACATCCAGGCTGGTCGCCCAGAATGCCGAGTGGAATCTACATTCTACCGCGACCCAGCCGCAGAGACAAAGGCTGGTTCGATGATCGCCCCCGCTTGTCGACATGAGCACACCAAGAGCCACGGCACAGACCGCAAGGGCAACCGGCGGTTCCGCTGTAAGGACTGCGGAAAGGCCTGGAGTGAGGATCACCCCAAGCCGCTGGGGAACATGCGGATTCCCGTCCGTGACGCCAAACTGGCCCTCCGGATGCTGGTCGAGGGCAACTCCATCCGCTCTACCGAGCGAATCACCGGACTGCATCGAGATACGATTTGCCGCCTGATGGTCTACTTCGGGGAAGCCTGCCGGGAATTCCTGGATCGCCGCATGCAGGGCCTCACACTCACTCACCTGGAGTTCGATGAGCAATGGACGTACGTCTACAAAAAACAGGCCCGACTGACCGCGCAGGAGCGGGCCAAGCGCCACGACATGGGCGACATTTACCTCTGGACGTGCATTGACCAGAAAACCAAACTGATGCCCTCATTCGTCGTCGGCAAGCGATCGGCCGACAACGCCCGACGGTTCATGATGGACGTGGCCGGCAGGATCACCATGCCCGGCCCCCACGCCAGCGACCCTCACGCCTACCAGGCTGGCGGGTACACGCAGGTTGTCCAGATCAGCACCGACGGCTTTCCGGCCTACCCCGAGGCTGTAGACCTGGCCTTCGGCCCCTACTCCAAGTTCGGCACGATCATCAAGGAATACCGAAACGCCAGCATGGTCTACACGCCTTCCGAGATCGTGGGAACGAAGCGGACCGGGGTCAAGAACATGCGAAAGAACGAGCGGTGGACGATATGCACGTCCCATGTCGAGCGGCTGAACGGGACGCAACGGCTCTTTCTGAAGCGGCTCAACCGGCTGACTCTGTGCTTTTCCAAGAAGCTCGAAAACCTGGAAGCCGCCTTTGCCATCTTCGCCGCGTGGTACAACTTCTGCTGGCAGACCAGGAAGCCGGGAAACAGCGGAGAGAAGCGGCCGACGGCGGCCATGATGGCTAAGCTTGCCGGGCACGTCTGGAGCTTTGACGAGTTGTTCGAGGCCGTGCTTGAGCCGGCCACAAGCGCTTAAGGGCTTGTATCGCCGATGCCCGTCATAGATGTATCCGTCCTTCGTGACGCCAAGCGGTTGCTGCACGCCATGCTTCCGAATGCTTTGAGCCAGGTTGACGATATC